CATCTGCGGCCTTCTAGGATTAAATGTTCCGCGCTGGTATTTCTTCCGTAAATTGTCAATGATCGGCTGGATCGTGCTGCGGTATAAGTCCCCGTCGTTTACGGTGCAAATATACAGCGCCTCGGCATTTTCTGATGGTTTGTAGATCATGCTGCTTGTTCTCTTCATTGTGTGCCTCTTTCTCCGGCGGTAGATCGGGCCGCCGGTCCCATTTGAAATAATAGCGTTGTTATCCTATGGCTGCATAATATCATAGCGTTATTATCTTGTCAATCCCTTTTTTGAAAAATTTTTTCTTATGCTGCCGGCCTTATATATCCGGCTGTGATCGCTTCGATGATTCTATCAACATAACATTCCATAATATGTTGTGTGTAACATTCCCGGATAAAATCAAACAGACCGGCGGCCCCGTTGGAGGCTTTAATCATTGTTTTCATGATCTTATATGTATATGTATAATCGGGCTTAACCTTTATCCAGTATTTACAGCGGGCCCCAGCCGGGGCTCCGTTATCCTGTAAACAGAATTTATTATCAATGTATGTGATGGTGTAGTTGTGGCCGGTATAAGTTGTAAATGTATATGTATTCATTTTCGAATCCTCCTTATATAGCATACTGATTTTTGATCTTATCAATGAATCCGGCGAGGCTGCCGTCGCTCTCTTTATATGTTGTGATCAGGTCCCATGTTGTTATATATGCCGGCAGCGCGTACAATTCCGGATCATATATAACCTTTATCACCTTAAAAAGCCCGTTGTTGTAGTCGCTGGTGTGTTTCAATAGGTTATAATCAACGAGGCGTTCGTATTGTTCCGGCGTCAACTTTTCAATTCTAGCGGTCGCGGTTCCTGATAATGCCTCCGCGATGATCTTCTTGATGGGGTTTGATACTTTTACATACATTTTGTGTGTTCTCCTTTTCTTTGATCGGAGGCCGGCAGCGGGCCGGCGCTCCGTGTATTTGGTTTATGCTGCCTTCATTGCCTTTATATAGATATCCGGCTGGTTGATCCTGCCGATCTCGAGGCGGTCCAGGTTTATTAAATAATAATTGCTGCTTGTTGCTTCCTGCTGGTAGTAGTATTCATATATTGCAGCGGCGGATTCTCTTTTTTCGATCTCGTCAAGTGTCAATAAGTAGGTGCCGCACTTGCGGGCTATTAGTACGGCGATCCGGTCCTTGCGATCCTTGCTACCCTTGAGGCCCATATATTTAGGCCGGTCGTAGTTTTTCCAGTCTGTATAGTAGCTTTGAACCGTCTTTTTGATGATCCGCTCGATCCTTGCGTCTAGCTCTTCAATAGTTTTATATTTCATTTTGTGGCCTCCTTTAGTCGTCAATGATCATGTTGGTTATATATGCCCCGGATGGGAACCAGCGCCGCGCCTCGTCGCGTTCCGGCTTTGCCTCGTCGTATGTGTCGTATAAGATCCCGCTGTAGTCGTCGCAGTATTCGTCGAGGCCGTCGGTCGTCATCCCATAAATAACTACTTTGTAAACGTTTTTCATGTTATGCCTCCTTAGATGGTCCCGGCCCGGAGGCCGGGGTTGTTTGTGTTATGCAGTCATTACAATATAACCTTGATCCATGAGCTCGGCCGCCTTGCTTTTTGCCGGGGCCTCGATCTTCTCAACCTGAGACGATGAGAAAAAAGCTGCATTTGTCATGTAGTAGTGTGGTGAAGGCGCCTCCTCATCGGCTCCGGCTGCCTTGCGTGCTTCGATCTGAGCTTTTGACGGCTTGTCGGTATATTTCCATATAGTAAATTTTGCGATGGCCTTTGATCCCTTCTTTACCATATAGCCGCTGTTCTTCCAGTCCGCGAATGTGTGGATCTGTTCATTTGCTCCGATGATACCGGCCTCAATAAGTGCGATGGTCTGTCTTGTGATGATTTCCTGATTTGTCATGATTTTTTTCCTCCGTTTAGTGTGTGTTTGTTTCTGTCGGATAATAGCGTTATTATCTCGACTTGACTGCATAATATCATAGCGCTAATATATCCGTCAAGCGTTTTTTATGATCTTTTTTCGATTTGTGCAGCTTGTATAATAACGCTATGCCTTTTTGTGCATTGTGTACAATAGCGTTATTGATCTATTTCTTATATAATAAGTACATGGCAAAAATAAGCAAGGCAAAACAAGCCGCCGCGCGGCGATATACTGAAAAGGCATATAAGCGGATCTCGGTATATATAAAAAAAGATGATGTTCCGATACTTGATCGGGCCCGGGGTGAAAAATCACTTAATGGATATATCACCGAGGCTATATATGAAAAGATCGACCGCGAAGCGGGGACCTGATAACAATTAAATAATGATGATCTAATTGAGGCGCTAGTTGTGGCAGATAAAGCCGGCCGATCAACTAGCGTCTTTTTATTTGTTTGGGAGGCTATATGAAAAAAGAAAAAAAGAGCGAAGCAGCTCCGGAAAAAAAATCAAGGTATCAAATGATCATGGATGGCGAGGCCGATCCAGTAGGTCAGGAAAAAGGATGGAAAAATCTGCAGCCGGAAAAATACGACTTTAATGTTATAGATCCGGAAAAAAGAAAAGAGATATGCAGAAAAGGCGCCGCGGCTGTAAATAAATTACATGGGAAGAAAAAGACCGCGCGCGAAGCGCTGGAGGCGATCCTTACATTAAAGATAAATGATGAAATATTAGCCGGCGCTGATATTGATCCGGCTATGGCTGAACGTTTCAAAAGAGATAACCCGGATGCCACTGTATATGATCTAATACAAGCAGTCGCGGCAGGCCGCGCGCTAGGTGGGAATATGAAGGCATATGAACTTATAAGAGATACACACGGGGATAAACCGATAGAGAGAGTCGAAGTCACGGAAAACGTCACGACAGACCAGGATCGGGAGTTAATGCGCACGATAGCGGCAAGGCTCGAGAAGGCGGAAAGCGTGCAGATCATAGACGGCACTTACACTGATAGCGGTATAGATAGCGGTGTATGAACTGTGCGCGAAAGATTACTTTAGCGAATAGATATCAAAGAATAGCGTAAAATCAAGGGTTTGCGGATATCGGGATCGGGTTTCGGGGAAGGGATATGGCAAGAATTGATAGTTATATGATCCGATGGAGTGTTAATTTTTCCATACAATGTATTGTTTCATAGTGCAGCGCCGGACGATCAGCCCCATATACCACCCCCACCCCGTGGCGCGCGCTCCCGCCCCGACGGGAACCTCTATGTCTGCTAGCAAATTTTATATCAAAAACAACTCGCTTTAGCAGACTAAAGTAATAGCAATAATTAGTAATAAGGTGTCAAAAATCACGGGGTTATATCAAGAAATGGAGCAAGAATTAGGAATATGGACTCAAAAGAACTACGCAAAGAGTGGATAAAGAAAAAAACAGGAGTATCGCTAGGAAACGTCTGTTATAACTGCGGAAGCACAGAAGATGTGGAATTACACCATATAGTTCCGTTAAGTCTAGGCGGAACAAACAATATTACTAACATAGCCGTCTTATGTCATAAGTGCCATATGGCTTCTCACTATGGAAGGAATATAAACGAGTATAAGTCAAAGAAGAAGCCTGTGCAGATAAAAAGAAAACTCACGTTCAAGGAAAAGATTGAAACTACGATCCCCGACTACATCAATGGCAAAATCAGCGAAATGGAGTGCAAGAAAATATTAGGGATAGATGATGGCGTAGATATACGAAAAATGAAATTTTTTAAGAAGTATGTCGAAAGGTGTTAAATTTCAAAAAAATTTTTCGCTAACGCGAAGGGAAAGGAACGAAATATGAAAGTAACAATATGCGGAGTACCACACGAGGTAGTCGAGTGCAAGAACGAGTTTGATGCGGATTGCCATTTCGGGCAGATATGCTATACGGAATGCCTGATAAAGATCAATTCGGATATGCCGGATGAAATGAAGGAATTGACGATAGCGCATGAAATGATGCATGGGATATTGACTCACTTGGGGTATGTTGAGCTGGCAAACGATGAGAAGTTTATATGCGCTCTTGGCAATGCGATCAACGAGAGCTTCAAGGTAAGGGAGACGGAATGAAAATCCAGCATGAAGGCAAAGACGCTTTAGAGCTGATGAAGGACATAAAAGAGGAAATGGCAAAGGTCCGGGACTTAATAGGTGCGCTGGAATATGTCATTTACCAGAAAGATGAGAGAGTGGAGATAGAGTTTTTTGAAAGGGGAGAGTATGACAAGGAAGCAGGCAAAGAATGAGTTACGGCCGATAAAGGAAATGGAGTCAGATATACGTTCTGTTGAATTGGAGATAGAACGCCTGATGACGGTTGCAACCAAAATGACACCGAGCTATGACGTGAACGGCGGGACTCCGGCACATACAAACAAGATAGAGGAAGCCTTGATAAAGATAGACGAATATCGGGCAAGGCTATCAAAACTTCTGTTAGAATCCATTGACTACAAGAATCGGTGCTTGAATAAAATCAGTCTGATAGAACCGGCATCATTACGGAAGCTGTTGATCTTATATTATTTTCAAGACAAGACATTGGAGCAGACTTCTGAAATTTTGGGGAAGTCGTACCAGTGGACTTACGAATTATACACATCTGCGCTAGACGAATACGCAAAAATCTCCTAAAAGTTCAAAAAAAGTACACTTACTTGATAGAAATAGACAAAAATATTGCCTATTATGATATCGGTGCAAAGCTAAGGTGTGGCTTTACTCATTTGAAAAACTTCTCCTAAACAAAGGGTGTCCGAAAGGATGCCCTTTACTCGTTTATGAAACTTGATGATTATAACCCTTCGCAGTTAAGGGAAATAGAATACCAATACTGCCGAGAACATCTTGAATACTTTGTTGATAAGTACGGACACATCGAGGATAAGGACGCAGATGTTCTTGTGCAGCCGTTTACATTGTGGGAAGACCAAAGGAAGGCGTTAAGACAGTTCCGAGACAATAAGCTGAACGTGATCCTCAAAGCAAGACAGCTAGGTATCACTTGGTTAGTTCTGCACTATGCACTTTGGAAATTGATAAAACCGGGGCGGACAGTCATAGGATTGTCAAGAACGGAAGATGAAGCCCAGGAATTAGTCAGGCGTATGTCTGTAATTCTTGATAATATGCGCTCAATATTTGCGCCGAAGAACGATCAGCCCGTTAACTGGGTAAATGCTACTTGGGAAAATACCTCCCTTATCTTAACGATACATTTCCCCAACTCCCCTGATTCAGTATTCAAGTGTTTTCCTAGTTCCCCTAACGCGGCCAGGTCGTTCACGGCGGATTTAATAGTCTTTGACGAATGGGCGTTTCAGCAGTTCGCAGAAGATATATGGAAAGCCGGATTCCCGACAATCAACAGACCGAATGGCGGTCAAGTAATCGGGTTATCCACAATAGAGCGTGGTTCGTTCTTTGAAAAGGTATTTACCGACCCGGACAATGGGTTTAACAAGATATTTATTCCGTGGTATGCAGACCCCCGACGTGATGAAGCGTGGTATGAGCAAACAAAGCGCACAATGGGGGATATGATAACGCAAGAGTACCCGGCAACAGTCGAGGAAGCCTTGACAGTACCCGGTGGATCGTTTTTCCCGGAAGTAAAACGAGAGACTCACATAGTCAATGAGGAATTAGAGGGTAAAGTAACCCGATATGTAGCATTAGACTATGGTTTGGATATGCTTTCAGCGCATTGGATTCAGGTAGATACCAAGGGAAATGCGCAAGTTTACCGAGAATATGACGCTCCTGATAAGACCATCGGGGCAGCGTGTGACATTTTACGGTCAATGACCGGGGATGAAAAGATACAATATTGGCTTGCGCCGTCTGATCTATGGTCGAGAAACCAAATAGACGGAAAATCAAGAGCCGTAACGTTCAGTGAGAACGGAATTACGCTCACAAAAACGTCAAGAAACCTTGAAGATGGTTGTTCATCGATGAAAGAATGGCTAAAAGTCATTGATAAACACCCCAAATTGACGATTTTAGACGGTTGCGCACCGAACCTATACAGATGCTTGCAAAAAATCCAAAAGGATAAGAAGCGACCTAATATCTATGCTAAAGACCCACACGATTTAACACATGACGTTGACTCGTTGAGGGCTTTTTGCGTTTGGTGGGTACGTTCGCCGGAAGTTGATTATGAGTCAATCGAGACGAAACAGCACGCTTCAATCCTTGAAGACATTGAAAATGCAAGCGCAGAAGACAGGGAATACTTGTTACAGAAGTATGGAGAACCCATATGAGGTTGAAATCATTTATGGATAAGGTCAAAAAGACAGTAGCACCGACAGCCGAAGATAAAAAGCGTGATAAATGGCGTGGAAGACTTGAAAACGCCCGTATTGCCTATTCCAGTACATTGAGAGACATAAACAAGAACCAGGCAGTCTATGAAGGCACAAGAGAAGTAAACGGCAATCCAAACACGAATATAGCGGCCAGAGACGTATCTATCAATGTTCGTAATATCGCATATGAATTGATCGAGTCACAGGTGGATTCCTCTATCCCTATGCCGAAGGTAACAGCCTTACATGAAGGGGACGAGGAATTAGCAAGGTCTATTGAGAAAGCCCTTGTTAACAAAGTGAAACTTCTGAACCTTGCCATAATAAACGACCAAATGGAGAGAATAGTTCCCGTACAAGGTGGGGACTTCTTCTTAGTGGAATGGGACAATTCTTTAGGTTTTCATTCAAACTACGGGGATGTGAATGTAAAAGAAATGCTTCCAAAGCAAGTTATTCCGCAGCCGGGTGTCTCAAAGATAGAAGATATGGACTACATCTTTGTTCAAGTATCGCAGACAAAGGATGCGGTCAAAAAGAAATACCATGTTGACGTTGAAGATGCACACGAAGAATACAAGGAGATAAGGGGCGCACAGGGCGATAACGGACTTGATACGGACTTGGTTACGGTTAACACTGTTTACTACAAAAATGACGGCAAAATCGGACGTTTCGTATGGTGTGACGATTACACTTTGGAAGACCTTGAAGATTATCAGGCAAGGATAACAAGAAAGTGTAAACAGTGCGGTTTTATCACAGATGAAAAGGTTTGTCCTGAATGTGGCTCTAAATCCTTTGAAGAAACACCCGACGAGATACAGCAGATTCATATTCCAATTATGCGTGAAGACGGGATAGACCCTATGACGGGTATGCCTATGCAAGTTTCCGCAGAAGAGGTTGTAGAGATTGAATACTACAAGCCTAATCAATATCCGCTTATCGTCAGAAAGAACGTATCTAAAGCTAATTCCCTACTGGGATTCTCTGATGTGAAAGTCATTGAAGACCAGCAGGATTTGATTAAAAAAGTCGGCTCAAAGGCGGCAGAAAAGACGTTAAAGGGCGGCTCTATCGTTACATTGCCCCGTGGAGTAAAGGTTGAGACCACGGATAAGGAATTGAAGATAGCACGATTAGACGACCCGCAGCAGAAAGCCATGATTGATGTCTTGAATATGCAAGTCAACATCCAACAGGATATGACAATGATTAACAAGGCATATGAAGACGCACGTTCGACTTTGGGTATCACGGATGCCTTTCAGGGTAAATACGATCCGTCAGCCGTTTCGGGTACTGCAAAACAGTATTCAATCAATCAGGCGGCAGGACGTTTGGAAAGTAAGCGCGTAATGAAGAATGACGCTTACGCTAGACTGTACGAATTGATGTTCAAGTTTTGGCTTGCGTACAGTGATGATCCGTTACCTATTACGGGAAGTGGAATAAACGGACAACAGGACTTTGCGCTTTTGGATAAAGCGGACTTCATCAAACAGGATGCCGCCGGAGAATATTACTGGAACGACGAGTTCATGTTTGAAACCGACCCGACATCAACGATGATGGCTAACCGGGAAGCAATGTGGCAACAGATTGATATGAAACTTCAGTCGGGTGCTTTCGGACAGTTAGGCTCTTTGGAGACTATGCGTCTGTATTGGAGTCTTATGGAGAAGAACCATTATCCGAACGCCGGGGACGTTTTAAGTCAGATAGAAATGATGCTCGCTGAACAACAGCAACAGGCTCAAATGATGCAGGAAATGGGGGATATGACAAATGAAATGCCCGTTATGCCAAGTGGAGATGCGAATAATCCGCTCCCGTAACATTTTGGAGAATGACAACGACCCGGATATACCGACAAAACTCTTTGTGGTACAGGAAGTCAGTTGCATGAATAAGGACTGTGCCAACTATGAGAAAGTTGTTGATTCAGTCAAAAACGAATTACCAATCGGCTAATAAGCACCTTCAGGTGCTTTTTTAGTGCATAAATCTCGCAAACAATAGCGTAAAAATGAAAGGAAAATTGAATATGGTAAAGAAAAATCTTCTCACTCTTGACTTACAGAAATTCGCAGAAGAAGTAGTCGAAGAGTCAGGCGAAAACGAAGTAGAGACACCCGCCGAGTCTCAGGAAGAAACCGAGTCAGAAGTAGAGGAAACAGGCGAAGAAAACGGAGACGCCGAGCCGCCGAAACAGAGTGACGAGGAAAACGCACGTTATGCCGCAATTAGGCGCAGAGCTGAGGAAGATGCAAGGAACAAGTATCAGTCCGAAATGAACGCCTTAAATCAGAGAGTAGCGGCAATGTGCCAAGGTGTGACTCATCCCGTGACGGGACGGCCCATAACGAATGTTAACGACTACATGGACGCTTTGCAGATACAGCAGAGACAAGCCAATGAACAGGAGTTACAGGAAAAGGGCGTTGACCCGCAGATAATCGACAGGATGATTGCACAGAACCCGGTTGTAATGCAAGCACAGCAAGTCATCGAACAAAACAAGATGGTGGCGGCAGAAAACGCATTACAGAGGGATTTGGCCGAGATAACCAAGTACGACCCGAACATTAAGGGGATAAACGACTTGGCGGCATTACCTAACTTCACGGAAATGCTTGACCGTGTATCTCACGGAATGTCGTTGGTTGACGCTTACAAGATAGTCAACTATGGCAAGTCAACAGATGCGGCAAGACAACAGGCTATCAATCAGATGAGGGGCAAGGATCATCTTGCTACCCAAGGTGGCGTGGAACAGGACGAGGAATACGTCGAAGTTCCGCCGGAGATTATGAGCCGTTGGAAGTCCGAGGGTAAGTCAGAGAAACAGATAAGAGAACTGTATAAAACAGTCAAAAGCAAACTACACATAGGTTAAGGGGGTATTAACTATGGCATTTGAATTTTACAGAGCCGAGCAGGACGTAGCGCCTATCGAAAAGGAAATCGTTGCTACAAACGGCACAACTTACAAGCACGGCTGTCTCCTCGCTTATGGTTCGGCAGGAACGGCAACCGCAGTTTCAGGAACAGCAGTGCCTGAATTTGTTTATGCAGGCAAGGACATCACAGCAAAGACGGGTGACAAACTCGCAGTTATCCCCGTTCTCCCCGAATATGAGTTCGAAACAACTCTTTCGGCATCGGGAACATCACTCGTTCCGGGTAACAAGGTAACAACTACAGGCGAGCAGGCAACAGCAACAACCACAAGTGGTGTATTCCAGCTTCTTACGGCCGGTGGTGCATCAGGCGCAAAGGTTGTAGGCAGATTCGCATAAGGAAGGGGGAATAAAAAATGGCAGTAATTTTTTCAAAACACGGCGGACTCAATGATGAAGCGTGGAAGACCATTGATACCGAGCTTTCAATGGTAATACAGGACACAGATACAGAGAAGAACAAGGATGACGAGCTTGTAAAAGCCCTTTTCAACGTCAAGACTTCCAAGAAGTTTGGAGAGAAACAGGGTTCAATGACAGAGTTCGGAAACTTCGAGGAAGTTACCGAAGGCGATAACGGTATTCAGGATGACTACAACATGGGATTCTCGAAGCTTATCGAGCATCATCAGTTCATTAAGACATTCATGTGTA